TGGATCCTGCATTCTTAGCAGTGAAGGTCACTGTCCCTGTAACATTGGCAGCAGTGACAGGAAGATCACTGGTGATGGCAGCCACAAGAGCATCACCTATCTGAGTCTCTGTATCAGTATCAGCCACAGTGACAGCTACAAGCTGACCATCTATATAGACTGACAGCTCTCCTGCTGCTGTAGCTGGTCCAGTGATAGCAATGGATCCACTGGCTGTGGTGCTTCCATTGTCCTTCAGAGCAATAGCATGAAGCTCATTGATCTTATTATTCAAAAACCATGACTCAGCCATCAGAGCAAGCTGTGAGCCAGCTCCAAAGTAGTCAGCAGCCTGATCAGCAGAGGTGATCACATAGGGACCCACTGCATCTTGAGAGGCTTCATACTTTGAGCCAGTGCTGAGATACTGACCTATTAAGAGCCCTCTATAATTCAAGAGAGCTGGTCCCTGAAAAGCCCTTGAAGAGTCAAACTCTACATATACAAAAGGGACCCGGAGTGTTGGAGATATTGCCATATTTTCCTCCTAAAAAATTGTTGAAAATTATACTTCTATTGTTTTACTTCTTTTTAGAAGATGAAGACTTCTGTGAGCTCTTCTTCTCTCCTGTTTTTTCTGTCTTTACTTCTTCAACTACAGGAGGAGTCACTGGATCCTTGATGGGCTCCGGTGATACTACTTCCTGTGAAGGACCTGAGACCTTGACCACTTCTCCAGCCTTCAGTCTTCTTCTCCAGTAGGAGATATCAGGAACTTCTTCCCCAGTATCCTTGAGGATCCTTGCCTGATTAGGATAGTGGACTATGAGTCCCTTCTCTCTTGGTTTTACTTTCATGCTTACTCCTCTCTGATAGTGACATCATCCTCAGCTTCAGCCTTGACATCCTCTATCACTCCAGCCTCATACTCAGCTTGGAATCTAAGGAACTCATCAAGAGACTGAAGACTGAAGCTGTCAGTCTTGTATATAATATCCCAGTATAGTCTTATACTTGCAGCATCCTTCTCACCTTGACCATCTATGTCTAAAGGCTGAGTCCTCCTGAGAAAATTATTCTCTACTATTGGATATAGTCCAATGTGCTGATCATCTCCAAAGACCATCTCTATCTCAAAAGCTCTGGAGTCAAGAAAATCATCTACACTATTCTCCCTCTCAGTATCTTCTCTCTGAAGCACTTCAGTCACTAAGCTCAGTGATCTGGTGTATAGCTTTGGATTAGTATCAGTAGTAGCTGGCTCATCTGTAAAGTAGATCAGACAGCATGGAGTTTCATTCAGCCATATGGGATCCGGTCTTGAACAGAAGACCCTTCCTCCAAGATCAGTGTTGACCTTCAGGAGATCCTTCACCTTATTCCTGATGACTTTCCTTGGATGAGGCTGACTCACTTGTATAGGTACTATACTCATACTGACCTCTGTATTTTGAGCTGAAGCTGGGAGATCCCAGTCCCATCAGGCTGGTGATCCATCACTTGATACTGTCTTCCTCTGATGATACAGTGATCTCCACTATCAGGAGATATACTGAAGTCAGGAGTGGGGATGGTGATCATAGGATCTCTTGACATCACCTCTGCTCCAGACTCCATATCAAGAGCCAAGAATTCATTATCATATATAGCCACTGTCTGAAGCTGCTCCCCAGTCCTGAAAATATAAGTGATAGGCTCTGCAAATTCATCATCATTGATAAAGACATCAGAGAGATCATCTTGGACCATCTGCTCAAAGGAGTCAAGCACTCTCCTATATATTTCATGAGATCCAATGGCTTCAGCACTTGCTATCCCAGAAGGTCCCATATAGAGAGTGATAGTGAAGGTCCCAAAGGCTTCCCCAGATGGGATCCCTGTAGGAGACAGAACTGGCTGAGCCCATACATCAGGCTCACCTATTGCTTCCTCTGAAGCTATCCCGGCAGGGAAGATGACCAGATCTATCTCTGGAGTCCCAAAGGCTTCCTCAGAAGCTATAGAGGATGGGAAGAGATCCAGATTGAGAGTGAAGGTCCCAAAGGCTTCACCTGAAGCTATTCCATCAGGATAGATGATCATATCTATCTGTGGAGTCCCAAAGGCTTCAGAAGAGCTCACAGAGGCTGGATAGATGATCATATCTATCTGTGGAGATCCCAGAGCCTCCTCAGAAGCTATCCCATCAGGACCTATAGTCAGCATGACATTAGGAGTCCCAAAGGCTTCAGAAGAGCTCACAGAGGCTGGATAGATGATCATATCTATCTGTGGAGTCCCAAAGGCTTCAGAAGAGCTCACAGAGGCTGGATAGATGATCATATCTATCTGTGGAGATCCCAGAGCCTCCTCAGAAGCTATCCCGTCAGGACCTATAGTCAGCATGACATTAGGAGTCCCAAAGGCTTCCTCAGAGCTTATCCCTGAGGGAGAGACATCCTGAGACACCTCTGGAGACCCAAAGGCTTCAGAGGAGCTGATAGAAGCTGGAGAGATCTCCTGATCTATCTGAGCAGATCCAAAGGCTTCCTCAGGTCCTATAGCAAAGGGATAGAGGATCATATCTATCTCAAAGGTCCCAAAGGCTTCCTCAGAGCTTATCCCTGAGGGAGAGACATCCTGAGACACCTCTGGAGACCCAAAGGCTTCAGAGGAGCTGATAGAAGCTGGAGAGATCTCCTGATCTATCAAGCTATCCCTTCTGGATCTATCACATCCCTCCAAAGAGCTGGAGTCCCAAAGGCTTCACCTGAAGCTATTCCATCAGGATAGATGATCATATCTATCTGTGGAGTCCCAAAGGCTTCAGAAGATCCTATTCCTGAAGGAATTATATTCACATTGCCCGGAGTTATTGTCAAGGTCCCAAAGGCTTCAGAGGAGCTGATAGAAGCTGGAGAGATCTCCTGATCTATCTGTGGAGTCCCAAAGGCTTCCTCAGATCCTATGGCAAAGGGAGAGAGCTCCTGATCTATCTGTGGAGATCCAAAGGCTTCAGAGGATCCTATTCCTGAAGGAGAGATCTGCTGATCTATCTGAGCTGTCCCAAAGGCTTCAAGAGAAGATATAGAAGAGGGAGAGACAAATTGATCTATAATCACTGTAGCAGACCCAAAGGCTTCAGCACTTGAGAGACCAGTGGGACTCACAGATTGATCATAAACAATAGCAGCAGATCCAAAGGCTTCAGAGGATCCTATAGATGATGGCTCAATCTCAAGAGTAGGACCCGGAGTCCCCGGAGTGGTAAAGGAGCTATTATCATTATGATTATTGTATTCAGTGCTTCTCCAGCCATCTGATAATATTCCATGATACCATCTGGCTTCCACCATTACTCCATCAAAAAACTCAGACACCCCTCCAGCTCTTCCTACATTTACAGCATAGGTCCCATTGGCTGGCTGATTGCTTGAGGTATCAGTCCCAGACCAGTCCACTGATCCATCCAGAGTGGCTCTAATTGCACCACCATTCTCAATCCAAGATAGATAAATAGATCTTGCAGCAGATGTCCCAAAGTCAGTATCCCCGGCAGCTTGTGACCCTACTCTATAATCTACATGAGCTGGAGTCTCATTGCTTTGCCAGATACCAATAGAGGAATCTGGGAAAGTCTCTCTATCTTTTGTGAATAGACCTCTCCACTCTCCTCCTCCATCATCAGACTCAGCCCAGATCTGAATAGTAGTATCCTGATACTGATCAAAATCAGCATGATCAGCCACTGTGAAATAGTCAGAAGTCCCATTAAAGTCTTGACCCTGACCTATCTTGCTCCATATATTATCAGGGAGAGTCCCTTGATAGGTCCCGTCATGATTTCCAGCAGAGTCTACTACAGTGCTTCCACTCTCTTCATTCATATGATATACTGCTACATAGTCAGACCAGACTGCATTTCTCCCATATGTATCAGTGACTGATGGCTGAGATTCTCCAGCTTTTTTATACCAGACCCAGATCTTAGTATCCGCAGAGCTTGACAAAGTGGGAACCTTAACCCAGACTTGTGCTGAGTTAGGTCTTGTAGATGAATCATCAAGATGGAGGTCTTCTATCTCACATGGTAGCTGATTAGTCCCAGCCTCATCAGTAGAGAAGCGAACATCACCACCACCCTCAAGACAATGATAGGATCCATCACCATCAAACATCTCATCAGGGAAGCTCCCTCTCTTCAAGAGACAGGGAAAGTCCGTCAGAGTCTCATCCACCTCTGAGGATTCAAGAGTGATCTCACACTTTCTCTGCCAGCCTACTGGAAAAGCCATAATTTTATCCTTAATGTATCAAGTCTGATCCACTTATAAAAGCAGACTGATTGACATCTGGGAAGAAGTCAGCCAGTCTGCTGAAATACATGGACCACACTTCTACAGCTTGAATATCTTATTAGCTCCATCATCCCATGTCACTGTGATGTCTCCACCATTAGGAGTGACAGGAAGTCCAGTGGCTGTATCTATGTAGGCAATCAGAGGAGAAGTAGCTGGTGTCCCTGTATCCTTATAAAGGACCAGAGCCTCACACTCATCTCCTGAGACTGATGTGAATACTGTATCAGAAGCATCAGCCACACCCAGAGCAGCACTCTTCCCAGATAGTGTAGCTTCAGAGACCTTAGCAGAAGCTCCGATATCATCTACAAACTCATCCACATCTATGTCCACAGTATAGTCTGCCACATCAATGAGGATAGCTTTGACAGTGTCATTGACCCAGTCAATATCACCTGTGAGGAATTTATTCCTCCCTTTACCATATAAAGCATTAGCCATTTTTTCTCTCCTTATTTTTATAGATATCTGGCTTAGATTAAAAAGATCTATTCAAATTCATTAGCATCTTCAATGATACTCACAGAGGTCTTCTGACCTATACCGGAGATCTCTACAAGATCCTCAGCACTTGCCTTCTGGAGATCCTCTATGCTCTTGTATCCTTTGTCAATCAAAGCTCCAGCAATATCCTTGTTTACACCCTTGACCTGACTGAGCTCTTCTATTGCAGCAGCTCTATCAAAATTATCACCACTACCAGCACCATCATCACTGGAAGCAGGACCACTCACCTCATTCTTACCTATCACACCAGAAGTCATAAGACCATCAATCTCCTTCTTGGGGAGATCCAGATCCACTATCTGTCCGGGCTGTATCCACTGCCCTTTATACTTGATAGGTCTATTGGTTTTTATGATCATATTTTCTCCTTTTGCTGTTTCTCTTTTTGTAAATAAGTAGACCCTATCCTCAGGATAGGATCTACTATATCATTTTACTTTATGACATCACAGTGGCTGTCAGGAAGGCATCCACCTGATGAAGAGAAACAAGAGGAGCAGACTGGACCATCACATATCTCACAGCAGGATCCTTCTTGGTCCATGACTTGGGGAATCTCTTGACAGCAGCTACAGACTCAAGATCCTGTATAGCTCCATAGTGTCTGGCTGTCCTTGCTCCCCTTGAGCCCATAAATAATTTCTTAGTAGGGACCATAGGCTTCTCAGTGTCTGTGATCTCATCAATATACCATTCATCATAGGTCCACAGATCCAGACCAAGCTCCTTCAATGTGCCATAATAAATGACACCATCAGGGAGAGCTCTTGCATCTATCTGACCTATATTGACTCTCCTCAGATCAAAAAGACCATTAGTCCCTGACACCTGATCAGTGGCAAGGAAAGCCTCAAGAGTATCAGTCCCCATGATGACATCAGTAGGAACCTTCCCGGAGTCCTGAGAGACAAGTCTCCTCCAGCCTCTGAGATCATTTATAGGAGTGGAGTTGGTAGCATCAGACCACATATCTGTCCCGGTGAGAGTAGGGAGGTGAGTGGCTTCCATCTGAAAATCTATCTCATCCTCTACACCCTCTCCCTTCACTGTGATCTTACCATCTTCAAGGACAGCAGCAGCCATCCATTCCTCTCTCCTTGTGATCATCTCATTGAGCTCAGCAAGGTCCTTCCCAAGCTGAACAGCAGCCTTCTGACCTGAAGTCATATTCCCACTGTAGATGGTGTCCCCTGCTTCCCTTCTCAGGAAGTCCTGAGATGTAGTGACCATCTTAGGCTTGACATAAGGAGGCTCATAGGTGAAGGACTTATATCCTCTCCTCTCCACCAGTTTTCCCTCATGAGTAGGATTGACAAAAGCTGCAAGCCTTCTCTTCCCTTTGACAATATCAATATCAACATACTTGGTATTAGATACCTCTTCTTTTTTGAAGAAAGTATCAAGAAGGAAGGTCCTTGCAGGAAGCATCTGCTCAAGAGCAGCCAGCATCTTCCTTGTATCATAAATATCCACAGCCATTCTGTTCTCCTTGTTAATTTTTTAAATATTACGAATTATCATTTTTAATTCTCAAATATCTCTAAGCATCACCAGCAGGCTGTGTATCCTCTAAGAAGATATTTATCTCAGCAGCATCTTCCCTCACATCTTCAATATCAGTCCCTGAGGCAAGAGCCACAGCTCTCTGATTGAATTGACCTGTCCTGTAAACTACACCCCGGACAGCAGCGGAAGAAGCATCCACATCATCAGTCAGGACACCATAGATCAGACTGGATCCATCAGTGGCTGTCTTATCAAGAAGGACAACCTGTCTGGGATCTATGCTGACTGCTACTGTAAACAGATCACCAACATCAAAGTCAGTAGATCCATCTGTGATGGTCCCGGCTATCTGATCATTATCAAAAGCAATAGAAGCACCAGCACCCGGAGGGATTGTGATCCCTGTCTGGATATCATTGCCATCAGGATCAGTGACCTTAAAAACTCCACCATTAGTCACAGCAGCAGTACACTCTACAGTATAGGTCCCTATCTGAGTCTGAGATCTTCCCTCTACAAGAGTCAGAGTCCCATTGCCAGTATTTCCTCCATCAGGAGTCCCTGAAGCAGGAACACCATCAGAGACAGCAATAGTGAAGACATCAGCAAGAGCAAAATCAGTCCCACCATCTGTGATAGTGAGATTGATCTGATCACTGGAGAAGACACCAGTCCCACCAGCCCCAGCAGTGATGACCACCTGACCGACAAAAGACCCATCAGGATCAGTGATCTCAAAAGTCCCACCGTTAGTGATAGCCACTACACAAGTCACAGTGTAGGTCCCTCTCTTTGTCTTCTTTCCACCAGTGACAGCAGTGCAGGTCCCATTTCCAGTGTTACCTCCAGCAGCGGTCCCAGTAGTGGGGACAGATACCTTCATCCTTCCCATGATACTTCCCCTCACAGGAGAACCTGAAGCCACAAGGACATCCTCTGTGGCAAGAGGATAATCTCCAGCAATGAGATTGTCTGCATTAAATGTACCAAGATCAGCCATTTTTTTCCTCCAATTTTTTGTGAAAAATTATATATCTCTTATTTGTCAACGGACAAAAATCAGATCTTATCAGATCTATTCTTTGCTTGCTTTGCCTTCATTTCCACCCTGAATCATCAGAGCTACATCAGCAGCATCGTGAGAAGCCTCATCACCTTCTCCACCCTGCTCCTGTCCTTCAGTCTGGTCAGCAGCTTCCTCAGCATCCTGCTTGATCTGATCAGCAGCAGCCTTCCTCTTGAGCTCCTGATCTTCAAGGATGAGAGTGCTCATCTTGTCCTTGGTCATTCCCTCATCATAAAGATGAGCAGAAATAATATCAGCAGAGCCGGGGAGATCTATAGACTGGATATCCTGTATCCTTGATCTCTCCTGCTGGATCCCTTCCTCAAGACCTTCCTTCCTACCTATCTCCTTGATAGCTGAAAAAGTATCAGGAGAAGACTCCCTCACAGCTTCCACTGTGACCGTGCTTCCATGTTCCTCACTCATACTGGTCCTCCTCTTTGAGTGTTTTTGTGTTGTTAATTGTTTACTGCTTGACATCTCTTTTATTAAAGACTCAAAGCTCCCAAGCCTGTCAGCCAAGCCTTGACCTACTGAGAGAGCTCCTACATACATATCACCTTTCCCAAAGTCTTCAAGGACAGTGTCATATCTTGTCCCTCTTTGTAAAGCTACAGAAGTGACAAAGACATCAGCAATGCTGTCCACAATTCTCTGTATCTTCCCTCTTCCTTCTTCAGTAGCCATATCCGGTCTCTTATGAGGAGAGATAGATGAGACTATCTCAATCTTCTTGACACCAGCCTTCTCATTCTGTTCCTTCCTATCAGTATAGGTAGCCACTACACCTATACTCCCAGCTTCAGCAGTATCTCCCATGATCACCTCATCAGCAGCAGAGCCCAGCCAGTAAGCAGCAGAAGCACCCATCCCATATATGTATGATTTGATAGGCTTGGTCCCTCTGGCTTCATAGATCATATTGGCAAGCTCAGAAACTCCTGTGATAGCACCTCCGGGACTGTCAATATTAAAGAGGATCCCTTTGACATCTGGATTCTCAAGAGCAGAATTGAAATCTGTAGACAGAGTCTCAATAGAAGAAGCTCCTGACATCATTGTCAGAAGATTAGCTCTGGGAAAAATAGGACCAAGGACATCTATCACAGCTATCCCATCCCTGAAGGAAGTCCTATCAGTATTCTCCAGCTTCCCTCCCAGCTTTGCAGCTATAGCTTCAGGGACCTTCTCAGGATCTCCAGCTATCTTGATGATGGCTTCCAATGTAGCTGGAAGGATAGCCCATCTCTGATCCATGATCCACTCTGTCACTCTGCTCATATTATTCTCCTTTTATTCTTCCAATAACTGAGACCACTCCATCAGTGAAGTCTATGGTCCTGAAGGATCCTGTCACAAAGTCTCCCACAGGTCTCTGTCTGAGTCTCCATGATCTTGTAGTCTCCCTCACCTCATTAGACTTATATCCGTTATCCTTAGCCCATTTTTTTGCTTCAGTCTTTGTCCTGAATCTCTCTTTATTCATGACAAGAGTCTGGACTCTTGCAGGATCTCTGTCTCCATTGGCAGCTTCCATATTTTCCTCACCATTCTTCTGGTGCTGTTTCCAAATTCCATGACACTTGGCTGAAGCTCTGTCTGGCTTCTCACCTTCATTCTTTATTACATAAGGAATACACCTATTAACAAAGTCCTTCTCAGTTTCATTCTTCTTAGGTGTAGGCATTTTATATCTCCCTATTGTCAATCAGAATTATTTTCCTCTATCCCATCCACTACTTCATTGGAGCTATTGCTCTGAGGCACTGGATAGACAAGATCCTTCTCCTTGATCTTATTTCTCTCTCTTGCAGATCTATTGAGAGAGCTCTCCCAGTCTCCTCCATGTATCGCTGTATATTCATCCTGATGAGTGGAAAGAAGTCTCTGGATCCTCATGTCAGCAGCCTTGGTCTCCTTGAGAGGATCTATCTGACCCTGTCCCGGTCCTTCCCAAGCAGATCCTCCCCAAGCCTTAGCAATAGAAGGATCGTCATAGAAGCCCGGAGCTGATATCCTTCCAATGGATACAGCTTCACTGAGCCACTCCTGATATACAGGAATACAGAAGGATCTGGCAAGCCACACCCTTCTCTCTCTATAGAACTTCCAAGCCTCCTGAAGAGCTGCTCTGGAAGCACTGTATGAAGAGCTGAAGTGAAGGATGAGCTCCTCATATGGGACTCCCAAGGCTGCTCCAAGCTGCTTCACCATAGCAAGGAAGAAGGGCTCAAAACTGTCATTAGGTCTCTTGGGATCTGCAATAGAAATATCCTGACCATCTTCTCCCAGCTCTATAATGCTTCCAGATCCCATCTCATAGACATTCTCATCAGCAGCATTGACATCCTCATCAGTAACCTTCTCAGCAGGAGTGAAGCCTTCAGCCAGTCCTCCAGTCAAGGGATTAGTCTTGATAAATACTGTGAAGAAAGAAGCTATCACTGAAGCCATCAGCTCAGCCTCTGTCAGTCTACTCATCTGCTTGAGGAGCTCTACTACAGGAGCCAGCTCTGGCATCCCTCTCCTCTGTCCCGGTCTCAGTTTATGATAGAGGTGAAGGACATTTCTTCTCCCTGTCCTTCTCCCAAAGACATCCACAGGAGTCCACTTGTCAGAAGGAGATGGACCGGGAAGAATAAAAGGAGTGAGAGACTTCCTGAAGTAGTAAATTTCAGGAGCTCCATTCTTATCTACTTTGATCCCTCCAGCTATTGAATTATTATCCATGCTCATATTCGGATTGGAGACATAGTCAG